GGGGCGTTCGTCTGTACAGCGTTGTGTGAATCATATTTCTGAGCCGGATACCGAAATTCCGCCGGGGTTCAGGGGGTAACGGGCCATGAAAAATATCGCGGCAGGTGGTGTTCTTGAGCGTATCCGTAAGCTGGCCCCGCAGCATGTAATCGCGCCGTACCGGACAGTGGACGAGTGGCGCGAGTGGCAACTGGCAGAAGGGCGAAAACGTAGCGAGGAGATCAACCGCCAGAATCGCCAGTTGCGGGTGGAGAAAATCCTGAATCGTTCGGGCATCCAGCCTCTGCACAGCAAATGCTCGTTTGCGAATTATCAGGTGCAGAATGACGGGCAAAAACACGCGCTGAGCCAGGCAAAATCCATCGCTGACGAACTGATGACCGGGTGCACGAATTTTGTGTTCAGCGGTAAGCCGGGTACCGGAAAGAACCACCTTGCAGCCGCCATTGGTAATCATCTTCTGGCGAAAGGTCGCAGCGTGATTGTGATAACGGTGGCTGATGTGATGCTGGCGTTACACAACAGCTACGACAACAAAAACTCAGGCGAAAAATTTTTACAGGGGTTGTGTGATGTTGACCTGCTTGTCCTGGATGAAATCGGAATGCAGCGGGATACGCGCAACGAGCAGGTCACGCTGAACCAGATAGTCGACCGCAGAACGGCTTCGATGCGTAGTGTCGGAATGCTGACAAACCTGAACCACGTAGCGATGAGTACGCTTCTTGGTGAGCGTGTAATGGACCGCATGGTCATGAACGGTGGTCGCTGGGTGAATTTTAACTGGGAGAGCTGGCGTTCGAATGTCAGGCACCTGAGGGTTGTGAAGTAATTTTGTCCGGAGGAAATTTTAATGGAAACCGTTTTTGACGCACTGAAAGCAATGGGAAAAGCCACATCCATAGAACTTGCTGCGCGACTTGATATCAGTCGTGAAGAAGTGCTGAACGAACTATGGGAACTGAAAAAGGCTGGTTTCGTTGATAAAAGCGCGTACACCTGGCGTGTGGCTGATAACAACGTTCAGCAGGAACAGCCAGCGCAGGCAGAACTGCCGGAAGAAACCTCCACGGCGACAGTAGCGAAAATCTCAGAGTGCGATTTAACCGCGACGATTGAACAACACGGACCACAAACGGCTGATGAGCTGGCTACATTGTTTGGTACCACATCACGCAAAGTGGCTTCAACGCTGGCAATGGCAATCAGCAAAGGACGCCTGATTCGTGCAAATCAGGACGGTAAATTTCGTTACTGCATGCCGGGCGATAATTTACCAGCAGAGCCGAAAGCAGCATCGGTAGCGGAAACTGATGGTAAAGCCTTTCCTCAACCAGCCGGTGTTGCGTTACCAGTACAGGAGGAAGCAGCAACACAGGAAGAAATTAAAGCGGATACTGTAGCGGACATTGTGCAGTCGCTGCCATCGTTTACCGAAACGCGGGCGGATGATTTGATTTTGCCATCGCTGCATCTGGCAAACCGCGAACTGCGTCGGGCGAAAAATCATGTCCAGAAGTGGGAGCGAGTCTGCGCCGCGCTGCGGGAGCTGAACAAGCACCGGGATATTGTTCGACATATTTTCGATTCCTCCAGTCGTATTGTGCCGGAAAAGTGATTCCTGGGGAGGGCTTATGGCAAAAGTATTTACACAGGAAGAGCGAGGTTATGCAGCGAGTGCTGGCGTTTTATCAGGGTAATTTTCAGGAGGTGATGGCGTGAGAGTGAGAGTCTATATCGCCGGTCCAATGACCGGGTATAAAAATTTCAACCGTGAGGCGTTCCACAAGGCGGAAGAGGAACTGAAACGGGAAGGGCATACCGTCTTAAACCCGGCAGTACTTCCGGACGGGCTGACACAGCCGCACTACATGGATATCTGCATGGCGATGATTCGTTGCGTGGATGCGATTTACATGCTGCAAGGCTGGCAGCGGTCAGCAGGCGCTAAAGCGGAACTGGCTCTGGCGGAGAAGCTAGGGCATGTGGTTGTTTTTCAGAGGGGGGGGCGATATGCCGATTCTCTGGTTTCAGGAGGTGTGGGAAAAAGAAATGTGGGAAGGTCTTGTGATTGTGGCCGAAACAGTTCTTTTATTATGGTCTGTGATTGCGTGTATTTTTATGATTTATTGTGAATGATGTGAATCTCGCGGTGGCCACTGAATTGCAACCATGACCCCCTGTGATGTAATTGTGGGGTAATGGTTGCGCAGGCATAGCGACAGGACTGGATGAGAAAAATATGACGAAATTTACCAGAGAGCAATTGATTGCTCATGCTAATGAAAGTGTGAAATCCATGGAATTTGCTGCGCGACAGACCGTGTTTAAGACTTCAAGAGTTGCCATTGAAATGGATCTTGCGCTTGCCCGTATTGCGCTTGCCTCACTTGAAGCAATGCCAGTTGCATGGTCCTGTGCTCACAATATGGTTTTGTTCAATGCTGAATCTGTTGCGGCATACGCAAAACACTCAGCCATTGCGCCAAAACCCCTGTACGCTGCGCAACCGGCATCACTTTCACATGAGGAAGAGTTGACAATGCTGGTTAAACAATTGGTAAGTCAGTTGAAAAAAGCGAAACCAGATTGCAAATTACCGGATATGGCGATGGGGTATCTGGAGCGGAATGGGCTGATAAGCGCGGAGGATGTTTTACGATGACCTGGCCGGAGGCATTCACAACGACAGGAATTGCAATGGCGGCAGCACTTGTTGTGTATTCGATTTGCCGCTGGGGATAAAAACGGTTTGCAGTGAAAGGGGAGTTAAGTAGAATTGCTGCGGGTGCTTGAGGCTATCTGCCTCAGGCATGAACACCAAAAGGCAGATAGAGAAAAGCCCCAGTTAACATTACGCGTCCTGCAAGACGCTTAACATTAATCTGAGGCTCAATCTATGTCTCACAAATGTAGGTTAGCCTCTTACGTGCCGAAAGGCAAGGAGAAGCAGGCTATGAAGCAGCAAAAGGCGATGTTAATCGCCCTGATCGTCATCTGTTTAACCGTCATAGTGACGGCACTGGTAACGAGGAAAGACCTCTGCGAGGTACGAATCCGAACCGGCCAGACGGAGGTCGCTGTCTTCACAGCTTACGAACCTGAGGAGTAAGAGACCAGGCGAGGGAGAAATCCCTCACCACCTCTGATGTGTCAGGCATCCTCAACGCACCCGCACTTAACCCGCTTCGGCGGGTTTTTCGTCGCATAATGAGGTTGTAATTTTAGCTACCATTAGACTATCCTAAGGATCTCAAACAGATCTATTTTGCATCAAATTTGGTGCATGGCTTTGCCAATAATCGGAAAACAAAAGGACTCATTAGTATGAGCTGCCCACTCAAAAAACACACGCGGTTGAGTATTCCGCCTCGCGATAAAAGCGTTGTGGCAGTCCCTCGCCCAGCGATTGATGAAAACTGCGCACATCGTGAACAAGTGAAAAATGCTTTTGATTTCGGTTTTTCTCGTTATGAGAAAGCCATGGAAGAACTTTCAAAAGTGTAATGATGGGTATTGTGCTCTATGGCTGAGATTGTTGAAGGAGTGCATTACCTTACGGTTGATGATCTTGTTGAAATCAATCGTTCCCTAATTGAATTACAGACGCCAGATGAGCCCGTTGGTGTTCTGAGTCCAGATAACTTAAGTTCTTCTCAGGCCCGTCCCAGCATGGTTCGATGGTATGAACAGACTAATGACATGTTTGTACTGGCATCGGTATTGATTGAAAGTCTGATTCAGAATCATCCGTTTGCTAATGCGAACAAACGAACAGCTATGATGGCTGGTTACGTCTTCTTGTTGTTGAATGGCTATGAGTTAACAGCACCAGGCGATGAAATCGTGGAAATGGCAGAGGGACTGGCCTGCAAAACCTATACTCGAGAAGATCTCGAGAACTGGTTGTGTTATTGGTCTCGCGCGTATGACAGCCGGGAATTATGTAAAACAGGCGCAACTATTGTTTTGTATGAAACTATCAAGCTTAAAATAGAACAGCAAAACTAAAGGTGCTTCCAATGAAAACCCGCTTCGGCGGGTTTTGTTTTTTCCTGGCATTCTGGTTTACAATTCGCACGCCAGCCTGAACAACTGGCACCTGCTGCGCCAGCAGAGACAACCGATGGCGCACAAAACCAAATTTCACAATTCTGATACCGACCTTGCCATCCGGCATGGGCGGCGTTCACACGCATTTAAAACCGACTGGTACCAACACCCACCATGTACTGAAGAACAGGCCGAATGGCTAATTCATAACTACCGCAGACGCGGATACGAGATTAAGAAAGCCCTCAGCCTCGATTATCGTCACTGGATAATCTACGTCAGGCTCCCTTACTCCGAACGCCCACCGCGTCCGTCCCGCACATTCCAGCAACGGATCTGGAGGTAACGTGCGGGTATTACTTCGACCCGTTCTGGTACCGGAACTCGGGCTGGTGGTCCTTAAGCCAGGTCGTGAATCCATGCAGGTATTTCACAATCCTCGAGTGCTGGTGGAGCCGGAACCGAAAAGCATGTGCGGCCTGCCATCCGGAGTCGTCCCTGCCGTTCGCCAGCCGCTGGTGGAAGACAAAACATTGCTGCCGTTTTTCAGTAACGCACGGGTGATTCGTGCTGCTGCTGGTGCTGGTGCATTGTCTGACTGGCTGTTGCGCCATATTAAATCCTGCCAGTGGCCACACGGCGATTATCATCACAGCGAAACCGTCATTCACCGTTATGGTACCGGCGCAATGGTGTTGTGCTGGCACTGCGACAACCAGCTGCGTGACCAGACATCCGAATCACTCGAGCAACTTGCTCACCAAAACCTGTCAGCATGGATGATTGATGTCATCCGCCACGCAATGAATGGCACGCAGGAGCGGGAATTATCGCTGGCTGAATTATCCTGGTGGGCAACCATAAATAACGTAGCGGACGCACTACCGGAGACGGTGTTACGTCGTTCGCTGGGATTACGCGCGGAAAAAATTCGCTCAGTATACCGCGAGAGCGACATCGTGCCGGGAGAGCAGACCGCCACCAGCATGCTGAAGCAGCGCACAAAAAGTATTGCGCCACTGCCTCACGCCCACCAGCAAAACCCGCCACAGGAAAAGACGGTGGTAAGCATTGCCGTTGATCCGGAGTCACCGGCTCAGTATCTCCAGCGCCAGAAACCACAACGGGAAGAGATGCCTGTATACACGCGCTGGGTAAAAACGCAGAAATGCATGACGTGCGGTAATCAGGCAGATGATCCGCATCACATCATTGGTCATGGACTGGGAGGGATGGGAACAAAGGCTGATGATTTGTTTGTTATTCCGCTGTGCCGTAAATGTCATAACGAACTGCACGCCGGGGTAAAAGATTTTGAAGAAAAACACGGCAGCCAGCTGTTGTTGCTGATTCGTTTTTTAATGCACGCGAGAAATTCGGGTGTCCTGAAGTGGAAAGCATGAATGACTGAACGCATAGAATTTGTTTTGCCTTACCCGCCGACGGTGAACACCTACTGGCGACGTCGTGGCAGTACATATTTTGTATCAAAAGCCGGTGAGCGTTATCGCCGTGATGTGGCGCTCATTGTTCGCCAGCAGCGACTGAAATTAAACCTGTCCGGAAGGCTGGCAATAAAAATTATTGCAGAGCCACCGGATAAACGTCGTCGTGACCTGGACAATATCCTGAAAGCACCACTGGATGCGCTGACGCATGCCGGACTTCTCATAGACGACGAGCAGTTTGATGAAATCAATATTGTGCGCGGTCAGCGCGTTCCTGGGGGGGGGCGGCTGGGCGTGAAGATTTACAAAATTGAGAGTGAGTGATCGTAAATATGATATACCCGGAAATTACAGGCAAAAGCGGCGAGCATTTACGTCTAAAAACGCTGGAAGCCGTCTGGATCCAGGGGAAATTACGGATGTGGGGGCGTTGGTCGTATATAGGTGGTGGCAAAACAGGAAATATGTTCAATCAGTTGCTGACATCCAAAAAACTGACAAAAACCGCGATCAATGAAGCCCTGCGTAGAATCAGGGAGTCAGGGATTGATAAACCAGAGCTGGAAGCATTCTTGCGAGAGATGATCGCTGGCAGACAGAAGAGCTGGTTGTCTCACTGTTCTGATGCAGAGGCGTTACGCATTGATGGGGTGATAAGTAAAGCGCTTGCACGTTATCCTGGATTGATTGATATCCTGCGGCAAAGGTACGAAGGGCGGGGGATGAGTAAACGCAAAATGGCTGAATTGTTGAATGAGGTGCACCCGGAATGGTGTTTTAGTACATGCGAAAAGCGAATTGCTAATTGGTTGGCTGTTGCTGAATATGCGCTATACATCCCTATGCGAGAATCGTTTGCTCAAAAAATGTCTTGATTTTTTACGCATAAACTGTTTCAATCCAGCTACGCTTCGCAAAGCTATACCGCGAGGCGAATAGCAGACATGGACACCTGAAAGAACCCGCGTTATGCGGGTTTTTTTATGTCTGAAAAACGGCACAGAACATTAAACGCGCTGGTAGTTGTGAATACTGGTCTTTCAGCTTGCTGGCTTTTTCGACAAGAGGTATTGGTATGTCACGTTAACCGGAAAAGGGAAAAAGGCATGCTAAAACAGCAGGATATGACCGAAACCGCCAGAGTGGTGTTTAATGAATTAAGCGTCACCGAACCGGCGACCGTCGGGGAAATTGCGCAGAATACTTACCTTTCACGCGAACGCTGCCAGTTAATACTGACTCAGCTTGTTATGGCGGGTCTGGCAGATTATCAGTTCGGTTGTTACAGACGCCTTCCTCAGTGAAGGTTTTTTAATTTGTGGTAATGGGCGGCTGGTGGGTGTTAGCGGCACCCGCCAGCCATCTGCTCATGCGTTGGGGTCACAAGCAAACCTCAGGCCCATCTGCTTTGCGCAAAAGCGGTATGAGCCTATCAGAGAAGTGCTTATTGATCTATGGCCAATACTGTAAAAATATCCAGTTGTGAGTTAATCAACGCTGATTGCCTGGAATTTATCCAGACATTACCGGAAAATTCTGTCGATCTGATAGTCACAGACCCGCCATACTTTAAAGTGAAGCCCGAGGGCTGGGATAACCAGTGGGAGGGCGACGATGATTACCTGAAATGGCTGGACCAGTGTCTGGCGCAGTTCTGGCGGGTACTGAAGCCTGCCGGAAGTCTTTACCTGTTCTGTGGTCATCGCCTGGCATCTGACACCGAAATCATGATGCGTGAGCGCTTTAATGTGCTGAACCACATTATCTGGGCGAAGCCGTCCGGACGCTGGAACGGGTGCAATAAGGAAAGTCTGCGGGCGTATTTTCCGGCAACAGAGCGCATTCTGTTTGCAGAACATTATCAGGGACCGTATCGCCCGAAAGATGATGGCTATGTGGAGCAGGGGCGCGAGCTAAAACAGCACGTCATGGCCCCGCTGATTTCTTACTTTCGTGATGCGCGTAAATCACTGGGAATAACGTCAAAACAGATAGCGGAAGCCACCGGAAAGAAAAACATGGCTTCGCACTGGTTTGGTACCAGTCAGTGGCAGTTACCGAACGAGGGTGATTACAACAAATTGCAGGCGTTGTTTGCGCGTGTTGCGGCAGAAAAACATCAGCGCGGGGAACTGGAAAAACCACACCACCAGCTGGTCAGCACATACAGTGAGCTGAACCGGCAGTATACGGAATTGCTGAGTGAATATAAAAATTTGCGGCGGTATTTCGGTGTGACGGCGCAGGTTCCGTACACCGATGTCTGGACGCATAAACCGGTGCAGTACTATCCAGGGAAACATCCGTGCGAAAAACCGGCAGAAATGCTGCAGCAGATAATCAACGCGAGCAGTCGTCCGGGAGACCTGGTTGCAGATTTTTTTATGGGTTCAGGCTCAACGGTAAAAGCGGCGATGGCACTGGGGCGTTGTGCGATTGGTGTTGAGCTGGAGACAGGATGTTTTGAACAGACAGTCAGGGAAGTTCAGGATTTAATCGTTTGAAACGGATGAGATTGCAGAATTAATTACGCACCATTATTATTCTGCTCCCGGCCCTTTAGCTCAGTGGTGAGAGCGAGCGACTCATAATCGCCAGGTCGCTGGTTCAAATCCAGCAAGGGCCACCATCACAAACCGCCATTAGCTTATCAGGAAGAGCAGACGACACGATAACAGGGTTGTTGGTGCGGGGGGCTGGTCCCCGATGGCGGTCCATTATCGGTATTCAGCGTTGTTAGCTCAGCCGGACAGAGCAATTGCCTTCTAAGCAATCGGTCACTGGTTCGAATCCAGTACAACGCGCCATATTCATTCTTCCAGATTCCTTCCGGCAGAGCCTTATACTGGAATATACCTGGCTCAGGATATTGTTGAAAATATTATATGTTTGTCAAAAATAAAAGTTCTGTTAAGTATTGATTGAGTGTTTGTTATACGGTCTAATGGTTTTTTCAGTATTAAATATTTATCATTCATATGGTGTGGGTAGAGTGAATATTGATGGGGCGTCGGGGTGTTTCATCCTTAGGCAGCGTATTGATATAGTCAATGCAGCACGAGCAAAGGCCTTCAGCCGTTTTACAGTTTTGTTCTGTACTCCTGATCGTCTTTCGGGAAGAGACGTTATTATTCTGAATAGTGATGCTATACAGAGGGTTTGCGATGAGTTCATGGTTGCTAATTCAGAATTATTTGCTCTTGTTCAGGAGTACAACAGAATAGCCAGGACCTGTGGTATGGATGAACTTCGGATTACTCATCTGGGGTAGATACATATCTGGATTATCACCTGTTACGGTAAAAAGTGATAGCTTACTGTTTTTGTGAATGGCATTGCAGCAGCCGGATAATGTCAGTGCTGGCTGACGGTGTGCTGGTGGCGGGTGTGGTGGTTGTTGCTTTCCCGTTGCTGAAAAAGAAAACGCCAGACTGTTAGCCGGGTATCAGTTAGCGGGAGAAATTTTTAAATACTTCACAATTCAGGCGGTTGACTGTTGTCTGGTTTGCGGGGAGTTTGTTAAAAGAAACTGGCATGGTGAATCCCCCTGTGCGGAGGGGCAATCAGCGAGTAGGTATATGGGATAATCGCGGATTCAGGTGCTGGTACTGAATTCACCGGGAGGCACCCGGCACCATGCAATGGCACATAGCGCCACTCTCCAGCCCCTCTCCGGAGGGGCTGTTTATATTGATTTTGTCAGATGTGAGTAAACTCCTTATGGACTTTGTTGTTTTAGCCCATAAGGACATATTTGCAGAGTGCAACGGTTATTAAAGCATTCATTCAATACGTTATCTGTATTTGTAGGGCATTCCTGGCTGTTTTTGATTAAATTCCAGAATGTTTTATTGAATGGTACTACGTTGTAAATGGTTACAGGTAGCACTTTGTTATTGAGCATGATACCTGTGTGAGTCAGTGTAAATATACTTTCAGGAGGTAAGAAAGCATCCGATTGATACCAGATTATTAATTTTATTTTACTCCATATGACTGAAAAAGATATTCCGCATGATGGCTGGATAACTGTATCAATCACAATCCACTTCATTTAGTTTCCTTGTTTATGCCTTGCTGGTGATGTTCTGAAAAGTATAAATGATATTTTTGATTGTAAACCATAGAGCAGAATTATTTTTCTGATGTTGTTTATTGTTTATTTAAATGCAGGGTGGTTTATATCTCGTCTTGTAGTTTATCCATGCATATCTGCTTGATGATGAGGTTTTTATTTAAGGTATGGTTTTGTGTTTTTTCTGTATTACATGTCAGGTATTTTAAAGAATCATTTTTCAGATGGTGGAAAGAACCATGGCATTTAAACACTATGATGTTGTCAGGGCGGCGTCGCCGTCAGATCTTGCGGAAAAGCTGACACACAAACTGAAAGAGGGCTGGCAGCCATACGGCGGACCGGTTGCCATT